TGAAATTTGATATGAATAATACACTATCGTGCCTACCTATTAACTTTTCGTGACACCAAAAAGGAGCAGTAGGATTATAATCTATAAATACTTGTTTAGAAGTTCTTATTTGTAATTGGTCAAATATTTGATATGGAATACCATTTGCTTCATTTACAAAAAGATAATTTCTTTTCCCTGATTTAGCATCTTGTTCATTATCAAAACTTTTAAATTCTATTATACTTCCATTGAACAAATTATATACTCTTTCTGATTTGTTAACCTGAACAACCATATTTCTAAAGAAAGAATTAGAGTTTAGAATTGTTTCAAAATCTCTTATAGCTCCTACCTTTAGATTAGGTATATCTTGACCTACTACAGTAATAATCTGATTTGGCTTTTCTGCAGCTTTACAAATTAAAACCTGTAGAATAGAATAAGTCTTACCTGAAGAAGTTCCTCCTTGATTTATAACTATTTCTTTTTCGGTTTTGTAATTCCATTCAAACAAAGGAGATATTTCAAAAGGATTTTTAATCATCTATAAAATCTGCTTCTGTTAATATTGGCTTTATATCTGTAGATGTAAATTCTACTTTTATATTTTGACCTAAATTTTCTTGAGTAATTTCTTTTTTATCACTTTGTCCTAATCTGTTCTTACCTAACCATATAAGCATACCTCTATCTCCTTTTAATGCAAGGTCAAACTGCTTTTGCTTTAATAAGTTATTTCCCTTTTCCTTTTTTGTCTGTAAATATTCACTGAAATCACATTTATTATCTTCTTGACATCTTCTTGCTAACGTATTGTAATGGATTCCCATTGCTGCAGAAATTTGTTGTCCATTACAACCTGCAACTGCCATATTCTCAATCTTCTTCCATTCAATATTTGTTTTTTTTCTTCCCATAGTATAATATATTTTAAAAGTTTTATTCTATATAAAATAATAGATTTGTGCTATTAAAAGTTTCATACTAATTTATTTTATTAAATTTAAAAACTCATTTCTACAATTCAAATCAGTTTTAAAATTGCCAAGCATTTTAGAAGTAGTTGTATATGTATTATGCTTTTTTACTCCTCTCATACTCATACAAAGATGTTGCGCTTTTAATACTACTCCAACACCTAAAGGGTTTAATTCTTCCATTATTCTTTCAGCAATTTGTGTAGTTATTCTTTCTTGGTTTTGAAATCTTCTTGAATACAATTCTAAGGTTCTTGCTAATTTAGAAAGTCCTACAATTTTTTTATCAGGAATATATGCTATATGACCAATGCCAAAGAAAGGTGCTAAATGATGTTCACACAATGAGTAAAATGGTATATTAGTTTGAACAATCATTTCATCTGTTCCTTCAGCATCAAATGATGTAAAATTAAATTGTGGAGGGTTTAGAAATTCCCTTAAAAATTTAATATATCTTTTAGGTGTTTCTTGTAATCCTTCTCTTTCTGTATTATCAAATTCTTCAAGAATACTTCTTACAGAACGTTCCAAATCTTGTGATTTTGTACACTTAGTTTCCATTTAGGATTTTTTAAAGTTAAATTAATACAATGTTGTAAGTTTTCTCCATTTATAGTAAAGCCATCAGAATGTGGACTTATCCAATAATGTTTTGCTTTTATCATTGGTTGTGGAATATCTTGACCTTTATGTCTAACATATCTTAATTCATCTATTATTGTATCTCTAAAATTCTTTTTAATAACGTGCTCTGCTACTTTTGGAGATATACATATAAAATCTATGCCTTCAGGTACTTTGTTTAATCCACTTGTTTCTATTGCTTGATAATAGCCTTTATCTTTAAATATTTTGACTATTTCTTCTGTTAATTGGTCTGTAGGTTCTCCACCTGTCCAAGTTATTTCTTTGCAGTCATT